AAGACTGATTAAAACTACCTGAACCGTCTGACCATCCACTGGCACCAACCCCTGCATCGCCCCAGTAAATCTTGTCATTAACTAGATCGAGGGCAATCATATGGGTGACGGGAACGCTATCATTTGGAGCATAGTTTGATGCGACAGTTACACCATCGGCTGAAAAAACATCTCCATTGGCAACATTCAAAAGTCGGGCATCACCACTAGCAAGAGCGTCAAAGTCACTTGAAGGGTTTTGAGGAACTGCCGAAGTTGATTTTACACAACCTGTCATACCCCCAGAAGCTCCAGAAATAGTTGCCTCGATATAAACCTTTTGACCTGTTGTGACAGGAAAAGATGAAAACGACATTCCTTGAGAGTTACTACTGCTGACTTGTTTTAGATTACCTTCAGACAGTGCAATATTCGCTTGCAAGTTAAGTGGCGATAGTACCGCATAATTTTTAGTGGGCGAGTCGCTGGACTGCGTTACGGAATTAGTATTTGTAAAGTCGTTGCTGTTACCGCTAGCGTCATCGCCAAGGTCGCTACCCGATGCGGCCATGTTTAGGTAAAAACCGTTATCTCCAAAAGTTAGCCCACTAACATCTATTGGACGCCATACTCCATTATCATCTGTCCCTCCAAAAGATGCTGGAGCTAGGCTCTGCCCGTCGCAATATACAACTTGAGACATATATCCATCAAAAGTATGTGTAGTTGAGTTTGTCCAACTCCCAATTCGCCAGCCTGTTGAGGTAAACACATCACCATTTTGGCTTGGGTAACTCGATGCACTGAAAGACGTAATTTGCGAGCCGTTTAGATATAGACGCACCCTATCAGCAGCCGTTCCTAAAGATGTATCTACACGAACGACTAGGTGATACCATGCGTGTGGATCACGAAAAACTTGAGTGGTTGTAACTTCGGTTCCGTTACCAACAACGAGGGTGTTGCCTGACGTTAAATAAGCCTGTATCTGAACTGATGCGCCGCTGCCATGAGTAAACAGTCTTAAATTTGTACCGCCCAGGTTACCTCTTTTAAACCACATACTGATGGTGCCAACATCGGCATTACTTGGCGTACCAAATCCGCTGTCAGCGGCAAGGTATTCTGCATCAGCTTTGTTAAAAACAGCACTGTTATCTACAGGAAAACTAGTAGCTTTAATACTTTCTCCAGCCGCACCCATTAACATATTATTAAACATTAAGCATACTCCTGTGTCATAATAGCGTGGATATTCTCACCCGTATTATCACTAGATATTGAAGCTACGATATAATCTATTCTACTTACCGCCCCATTAGAAGTAGCAAATGTTGGTGCTGTTCCACCAGGAAACTTAAAACAACCATTATAAGATATAGCACCTGACCCACCAGACTGTACAAGGAAGATACTTCCTACTTGTCCTACCCTAGCATTTGTTGGTCTTGCTAGTGTATGTGCTGCTGTAACTGTTGTCAAGAAGTTTTGTGCTATACCAAAGTTAAGTGATACAGAAGTCACACCGTTGATAGCTGTTGTATGTACAGCCGCTGCTGCTGACTCAGTTAGTTGTAGTTGTCCTTCAAGTGAAGTATTACCTGATACTCGTACCGTACCTAAAAAGCCAGTATTGCCAGTAGCTGTTACTGTACCAAGAAGGTTGGTAGCACCACCCACAGAAAGTGTAGAGTTAAGACTTACTGCACCTGCTACTGTAAGGGTACTATTAAGATCAACTGCTCCCTCTAGTGAGGTTGCACCAGCAACCCTAAGAGTTCCACCAAGAACAGTATTGCCCGATACAGATACATCATCTTCAAACTCAGCCTTACCTGTAGCAAGGAATGTACCACCAACTGAGGTATTGCCACCTACATTTAAAGTAGATGCTAGACTTACTGCACCTGCTATTGTTACAGTGCTTCCAAAGTTTGTTACACCTCCAACAGATAAAGTAGATGCTAGTGATACAGCACCTCCTACTGTAACTGTACCACCAAAGTTACTATTACCACTTACTGATACATCGTCTTCAAACTCAGCCTTACCTGTTGTTATGAGTGTACCACCAATAGACGTATTACCAGTTATCGTAACTGTGGAAGCAAAGTTAGCTGCACCTCCAACAGATAAACTAGATGCTAGGCTTACTGCCCCACCTACAGTAACAGTACCTCCTAAGTTAGTATTACCACTTACTGATACATTTGTTTTAAATGTAGCATTACCTGATACAGTCACAGTGCTATTAAATATAGCAGCACCTACAACTGTTGCTGTTCCACCTACATGTAAATTACCACCAACTGTAGCATTATTAACAGAGATATTACCTTCAATAGATACTGTAATACCTGTTAAGTTAGACCCGTCACCATAATAAGCAGATGCACATACCTTTGCATTAGCTGCTTGTACATTAGCTCCAGCAATAGTAACTGTTCCACCGATAGAAACATTACTAGTTATTGTAACTGTAGATAAAAAGTTTGCGGCTCCACCTACTGATAAAGAAGAAGCTAATGATACAGCCCCACCAACTGTTACAGTTCCAAGAAGATTAGTATTACCACTTACTGATACATCATCTTTAAATGTAGCAGCACCTACTATTGTTACCGTATTATTAAGCTGTGCAGCCCCTGTAATAGTAACTGTAGATAAGAAGTTTGCTGCTCCTCCTACAGATAGGGAAGAAGCAAGGCTTACCGCTCCACCTACTGTTACAGTCCCACCAAGATTTGTGTTACCAGAAACAGATACATCATCTTCAAACTCTGCCTTGCCTGTCGTTATTAACGTACCAGCAAGTGATGTGTTGCTACCTACATTTAGTGTGGAGGCTAACGATGTTGCTGCTGCTACTGTAAGTGATCCGTTAATATTTACATTACCACTAACAGATACTGCATCTTGGAATGTAGCTGCACCTATAACATTAAAAGGTCCAGATACAGAAACACTACCACCAGCATGTATAAATCCTACAACAGATATGTTTGCAGCAGTGCCTAGTTCAGCCTCTACGTTTGAAAGATTAGAACCATCACCATAATAGAAAGATGCAGTTACATTACCATTTACGTTTATATTAGCACTTACAGATACATTGCTATTAAAGACTGCTGTACCTCCAACAGATACATTTCCTAATACATCTAAATTTTTACTAACAGATACATCATTTTTAAATTCAGTCTTAGAGCTAAATGTTCCTGCACCAGCAGCAGCAAATGTGCCACCAACACTAACATTATTTTTAAGTATTGCTGCATTTTCTACAGTAACAGTAGACTTGAATGTTGCTGCACCCACAGCCGTTACTGTACTATTAAGCTGTGCTGCACCTGATACAGTTACTGTAGAACCAAACTGTGCGGCTCCTCCAACTGATAAAGTAGACTGAAGGTGCGTTGCACCAATAACTGTGGCTGTACTAGATACCTGAAGAGTACCGCCAACTACAGCATTACTTACTGAAATATTACCAGCTACTGCTGCTGTTACTCCTGAGATATTAGAACCATCTCCATAGAAAGCAGAAGCACATACTCGTTGATCTGAATGTATATTTCCAGTAGCAGAAACTAAGCCAGCTATATTTAAAGTATCGTTTACCTTTACAATACTGGATGCAACTTCAAGCGCACTCTTAGCACCGTCCCCAGTTTGTATTGGTTTAAGAGACGTTTCTATTCCAGTATTTGAAACAGCACTGCTTACAAGAACAAGATTCTTATAAGTCTGTGATATAAGTTTTCCAGTTAAATCTGTCATATTAATTGCCAATACTCATCTGTTGCGTTATAAGTTGTTCCAGCCTGATCCCATGTTATATTACGTCCACCTGTATCTGGCCTTGGGTTAAGAATAGCTGGATCATCCTTAACATTAGCTATCCTATTCTGAGGATGGTTTTTTAAATCGTACTGTCCTTCAAAGTCTTGTGGGCATACCAACATCCCATAACTATTTAGCCTCATTACCCTATGTGGATAAACAAAACCACATTCATCGCAAACAGCTAGTGCATTTCTTTGCGTAGCCATTAGTTATAGAATGTTAATCTAGGTACAAGATAGATGCTAGAAGTTTCTCTATCCTCTAGCAATGCTCTAGCCAACATCTCCTCATAATTAGTTTTTAGTAATGTAATTCTATCTGGTTGAACAAGAGGACGTTTAAGTGACATATAATATGCCAGTCCCATTGTAAGACAGGGAAGAAATCTTTTAGGTAGGTCTGCATTTTGAATAGCAGATTTATTTACATCTTGTAATTCTTTAACTAGTTCTAACTTAATAATATCTGTAGAGTTATCTGGTAGAGGCCATACAGAAAGAACAGGATTATCTCTACCTCGTCTAATAGAATATTGATTTGGTTTGCCTGTTTGTGTTTTATTTGGAATAAGCATAAACTCTTCAGGTGTTATCCTGGTTAGTTTTACATCTGTATTGTCTCTACTAATAACAACCTCAAGAGCATTAATTGTGCTACTGTCGAGGTTATAGGAAGTCGTAGAGGCTACTACTGTGACTGCTGTGGTACTAGTAGACCAAAGAAGTACACCCCTGTTCTGCCAGTCT